AGCTAATACAGCGGCCATTGTCAGGCCTCGCTAAAGAACGACTTTCCAACCATCGGAACGATCTCAAAGCCAACACCTTCGGCAACAATGCGATAAGCGCCTTCGGCTGTTGCATCCCAAGTCTGATACAGCTCCAAGCCACTCAGCTTGTAAACAGCTTCGCCGCACCATTGGTTGTTCTCATCCAACAGCGTGTATTTGAATTGCGCTTCTGAAAACAAATCATCGGCAATTGACACGACATTGAAACGGGTTGCAATTGCTTGCTTGCCATTGACATAGCACTTCTCGGGCTTAATCTGAACTGTCCGCATTTTGGTTCCTTTTCGGATGGATGAATGAGTAATAGTAAATCAACACGCAGATTCCAATATCCTTGGTAATCCACAGCGGGAAATAACGATCTATCGGGTAATAGCCGTGTTCAAAGAAGTGCAGAGTCCGCAAGCACTGAACAACCAAGCCAAACACCAGAGAGGCAAACCCGATCTTTTGGAGTATGTGCATACTCTCGTTTTGCTGGACAAATACAAACACAAACGCAATGACAATAAATACACTGGACACGGCCAACATTAGACCAAGCCACATTGCCAATTGCGCGTCGTTCATTATTTACCCTTAATTGTGTCTTTGACTTCTTGTGCCATTTCGATAATGTCTTTGTTGTCCACGCGGTCAAAAAGTTTTGCCCAGCCTTTTAACACAGTGAAAGCAACCAAGCCAATCGCGCCACCAATTGCCATTGCGTTATTTACGTCATTTGGGTTCATGCCAAAATAAATGGCAATAGAACCGCCAAAGATGATCGCCGCACCAGTTGAAAAGCCGCCAACAATGCAAGCTGTTGCCGCACGTCCGTAGCCTTGAAGGGCCGGTGTTTTACGAAGAAACAAAACCATCAACGACATAAACAAAGCACTAAGCCCATAGTTTAACTTCGCAATGATGAAAGAGATAGTCGTTGATAGCGGTTCCATTTGGTTTCCTTTAAGAAAGTAAGAACAAAGTATTACTTTCTCAATTTTAGTCTGTTACCTCGACAGCACCAATAGCGCGTCCGGTTATCGGGTCACGCTCTAACACACGGCGCTTAGGTCGTTTCATTTCGTCCACAGCACCAACCAGAACAGCGGCGACTTGACCAAGGTTGTTCACAGCCTCGGCAATTCCCGCACCTTGTTGGACAGCGGCTTGAGTGATTGTGTCGGCGATGTTGTCCAGCTTGCCGCCTGAATCCACGGTGAACTGGTTGATGGGCTTGCTCGATGCTTCGGTCTGCATCCGTGCGATTTCCAGCTTTGTCTCGGATTCGATCTGAGCGCGATATGCGGCGCGTTGGGTTTCGGCCTCTTGGCGCATCTGCTCCAACTGGATAGCCTGTTGAGCGCGGAACTGCTCCAATTCAGCGGCCATTTGCGACTTCATCTGCTCCATCTGTTGCGAGGCTTGGAGCTTCATCTGTTCGGCTTGCATGGTCGCTTGCATCTTGGCTTGCTCAATTTGCTGTTGGGCTTGCATTTGCATTTGCTCGGGGCTTGGGCCTTGAGGTTCTTTCGGTGCGTTCATGCGCTCAATCGTAGCTTCCACAGCGTTTTCCAACTGTCGGCCACCCTTGAACGTACGCACCACGAACTGCACCACCTCACCAATCAGCGGGGCCATTTCTGGGGCTTGTTGGGCCATTGGCAGGGCATCCCGCATGGTTGCGCCAAACGCTTGCATGAACTCGGTGCGAGATTGTTTCTCTTGAGCTTCATCAAGTTCAACCAGGCTATCAGAGGCCACCTCAATGCGGAACGAGCGCAAAGGCTCGGCCTTCATCAACTGAATAGCTTGTTCGGCAAACTGAGCATCATCCGTACCCTCAATGCCCGACATGGCAATCAAGGTCTGAGGGGCGTACAGGTCGCACATCATTTGTGCTTTGATTCGCAACAACTCAGACGCGAACAATGCCACATCCATCTGCATACGCTTCAAGCGCATAGAGGCGTATTGACCTTTGATCTGTTGGGCAGTGGCAGTCTCAGAAGCCACGCTAGAGCCGCGAATGATGTCAGACAGGCCCGTCACGTCATACACGACTTGTTTGGCTTGTTCACGGGCGTTGTAGCACTGTTGCAGGGCTTGGATAACCTGATCGAGTGGCATGAAGTCAATCGTGCCCTTGATGCCGCCTTTTTCAGAGAAAGCCGCCCACGAATCCACGGGAATCAATTGGTTATCGAAACCCTCGGTCATCAGGCGCTTAATACTCTCTTGACTGGAGTCGTAAACGCCCACCACCTTCACGGCTTCAATCAACAGAGAGATGCGGTTTGTCAGCTTGTCAATCTCGTCCGCTTGGTCTTGATACAGGGCGTAATCAGGAACGGGAACGAGTTGGTCTGTCGTTTGGGTGGCGAACAAAGGTTTAGGCAAAGGCCAGAAGCCGTCAAGACCGTATGGGTCGGGCTTCATGTCCAGCAGCTTATCCTCAGACTCAGCCAGCCAATAAACCGACTTCGAGGTCTTGCACCAGATTTCCCAAATCTCAGCCTTTTTGAGCTTATCAGCCTCACCCTGAGTGATGCCGTTGGTCTTAACCATATCGTCAAGGCCTTGGGGGACGTGGGTCAGGGTGATGTTCTTAAATTCCTCACCAAAACGCTTAACCACTTCCTCTTTGCTCATGTAAACACGGCGGGCGCACCAAGTCACTTCATCCCATGTCCGTGCAGGGGTGCAGCGGAAATCCTCCCAATAGACGTAATCCACAGGGGTCTTTTCCACCATTGCAGGGGGCATTTCTGAACCCTCAACAGTCGCAACCTCTTGAGTGTCAAAGCGAACCCAAGCAACACCACGACCCGGCAACAGTCGGTCAGTCACGGCCAGCTTGATAGCGTGGTCATAGTCGCCGTTTTGGTCGATCTCGTACTGGAGGGCACGTTCAAGAATGGTCGATGCCGTGCGAGAAACGGGGTCTTTGTCCTTCCAGCGGCGTTCAACTTGAGCGCGGGGGGTCTTGCCATACACAGCGGGGAGCATGGTCTGTATGTTGCTCCAAAGGATGTTGTAGCGTTTAGAGGTCTGCGACTGTGTGCGCTCATCCCGATAACGCTTGACGATCTTCTTGCCCCGCTTAATCCAAGACTCATCCTCACGCTTGGCTTGCTTGAGTTCGGTTTTCCAGCGTTGCGCTTCGGAAACGGGGTTGTATTTCTTTTCCATCATTTGTAATTGCCCTTGCCAAAAATACGAACAGCCCAATACATCAGGGTTCGGGTCGTCTTAGGAACCTTCAAAACCGTCATGGCCTCAAGAAACACACGGTCAGCGTATTTCTTGGTTTTATATCCAGTTTGGTATAAATAGTCGTGAATGACAGCCGCATTAGCCCAAGGCCCGTGAGGTGGAAAGATTGACCACAGCACACGGGGAACACTTGCCAAGTCCGTGCGAAACCCCTCTGGAACCGTGATGACTTCATCACTAGGGTATTCACCTACATGAAAGTCAAACGACTCCACGATGGTGAATTTGTAGTCGCCAATCAACTCAGGCCGTGGGGCTTTGGTGAAGCTGCTCATAAGAACACCCGTGCAGGGGCTTGAGGGGGAACTGGTCGCCCATCCTCGCCCACAATAAAGAATCGACCCATGTCAGTCAAAGCCGCGCCAAGGGTCTTGTCCTTCGTCTTGGCATACACCGCTTCTGCAAGGTCGCCCAAAGACTTCGTAACCACCAGATTGACGTGCCAGAAGTTCACGCCGTCTTTGTTCTTCTTGACGGTCATAACAGGGGTGTCGTCCACCACTTCACCCGTAGGCTCGTAGATGTGACCCACCTCGTCCCAAGCGCAATCAACCTCTGAATAACCTTCTTCGGTCTTGGTGAGTACCCCGAGCTTCACGGCCAAAGCGTAGAGAAGTGCTTTGTCAGTCTCAGCGCACCGAAGGAAATATGTGAATCGTTCCATGATTGCCTCAAGAGGTGAGAGATTGGAGTTCAGCGTTTGTCAGACGGGTGTTCCAGAATCCGATGCGGCGAATGTGGCCGAATAATGCGTTTTGCCCGTTACCAGCCGCGCCAATCCTAATTGAGCTTGTAATCGTATTGAACAAATTGACGTTCGTTGCAAGAGGCCCGCCATTTAAAATCAAAGCCCGGCCAGTGGCGTCATACGCAACAGCCCCTTTGGATGGCGTGTTTATCAAAAACGAGTTTGTGGTTTTAAAGGCAGAAGTGCCGTTCCATGTTTCTAGAGCGTTGGATGGAGAATCAGTTCCGCCAATGACGGTGTTTGCCGTGTTGTCGTGACCAAGAATTCGGCCATTTAATTGACTGTTTGAGCCTTGGTCAAAGTACCGACTGAACTCAACAAAGAACGTCCCCTCGGTCTGGTTAAACCAACTCGAAAAGTTAGTACCCGTCATCACCGCAACATCAGCAGCCCGTGTGACTTGGCTGCTCGTTGTGGGGATGTATGAGCTTGCGAAAGCGCCGACTTCTAGTTGAGCGCCCCAGATGAATAGGCCGCTTGTGCCGCTGACGACCACCGTGCTACTCCCATTGCCATTCGGGGTAGAAAGGTAAAAAAATTGGGTTGTTGCTGTTGCTGTTGAGCTAGCCGTAATGCGATACCAGCCGTCACCAGCAGGGGTAATTGATGTTGTTAATGCGTTGGCCCCTTTTACTCCCACAACGCCATTCTGAACATCAAACCAGCAGTTATGTTCGTTCGTTGTCGCGTCAGGGGCCGACAGCATCACCCATTGATAGCCGTTGAATTTGACATAGGCCGAAACCGTCACCACTTGCCCAACAGTGGTCGCGCTTGCCACAGACCGGAGCAGTCGCGTTTGTCCAGTAGTCCCGCTTGTCGTTGGAATCCAGTTATCAGCCGTAGTAGCACCGCTTGGCGCAGTCGTGGCGTTGGCCGTCACAGAACTCTGAGCTTTTGTCCAGTAGGCGTTGTCCATTTCCTCGCTGAACTGAACCAAATTCGTCCGCGCCCCTTCAATCAACAATCCCCGTGGAGCAAGCGTCACAGGGTCATAGTCAAAGCGGGGAACATCAGAGGCCACAGTCTCCAACACGCCCGATGAGTTAAACCTCGTACCGCCACTTGCACGGGTAAACGTGACTCTTTCGTCCAATGTCCCGCTTGTCAGGTTCAAGTCAAGCGCAGCAGGGGGGAGGAATGAAGCACACACCGCGCCATTGGAATCAAACGGGATTCCATTCGACCAAGTGACCACGGCGTTACTAGAGATGCACAAAGCACCCAAGGGGCTGAATGGAAGGCCGTTAGACCACGTGAAACCAGCAGGCATACCAGCGGTAGCATCCACGCAGAAAATCGCGCCAGTGGCCGTTCTTTGGATGCCGTTGGAGTAATTGACGGGCGAGCTTGTGGCATACACCGCGTTTTGCCCGTTCATCAATAGACCATTCTGCCAAACGTCACCTGCTTGGAGGGTCAATTGAACCTTTTCGTTCTGAACAGGTAAAACGCTCATTGTTTATTCCATTCTTTAGCAATCGCTTCGGCGTGTTCCATTGTGGTGAACTTAGCGCCCGGTTTATCAGGGAATGACAGGCAGTTAAACCCTTGAGCATTCTCAACACCTGCCCAATAGCCGTAATCAGCCGCTTTATATGGGGGGATTGCAAAATGCTTGGTTGGCTCTGCGTTCATATTCGCTCATTCCTTCGGGGTTTCTCGTTCCACAGGTCATCGAGTGCAACTGTACGTATTTTACCGTTTTGGCCCGAAACTGGGTAAATTTCTTTGTTTTCTTCGGGTTTTGGCTTGTTTTCACGCCAAGCCACGGCCATCATGCGAAAAGCATCGGCACAGTGAGAGGTGTTGTCGTGCCTTGGTTTATCCCGAAAAGCCTTCTTGTCCTCGTCCCATTCCCTTTGGTATTGCTTCAATAGTTCCACCGCCGATTCGCAGTGTTCTTTGTCAAACCACACCCTTGGCATCATCAATCGAGCCGCTTGGATGCCGTCCTGAATACTTAGGCTTGGGACAATGGCCAGCTTTGAGATGCCCAGATAAGAGGCCAACTGCTCAATGATTGACTTCCCCCCGCTTGCCAAGGTCTTGGCCCTAGCGTCATGGGGCAGGTAATGGCGTTCGTACCGATAGCCCTTAGAGGTCACAGCTTCGGCGTAATCGTGGACAGCAAGGCCCGACCCGCTGAAATAGTCGATGACGTGAATCTCTGAGTGGGTCACTTGGTAGAAGAATATCGCCGTGTCATCGTGATACCCCAAGTCCCATGCGGTAAACACAGGCAGGGAACGGTCATATTCCACCTTGGTCAATCGGCCTTGATCTTCCAATACCTTGAGTTCTTTGCCGTAGTAAGCCCCGAGAATGGCCGCTTCAAACGAACATTCAAACTCTTGCTCGTATTGGTCGTCCGTCATGCCTTGGCTGGCATCCTTCAATTCTTCGGCCTTAATCAGCCCAGAGGTGCTGGCCTTGATAGACGTGGCAAACCAAGAATCAGAGGCGTTGGCGGTTTTCCATATCTCGTAGAAGAAGTTATGTCCTTTGGGTGTTCCAATAAACACAGCCCATCCCTCACGGTCAGCCAGCAAGGGGCGAATGATCTCACCCCATACCCTTGGGCGCATATCGGCAACTTCGTCCAATATCACACCATCCAGATATAGGCCGCGCAGAGCATCAGGGTTGTCAGCACCAAACAGGCGAATCCTTGCCCCGTTCAGCAACTCCACCCACAGTTCAGAGGCGTTTGCGTTTACCCGTACATCTTCGGTGTATCGCAGCAGGTAATCCCAAGCAATTGACTTAGCCTGGGAGTAGTAGGGCGCAATGTAGGCGTATCGGCCATTCACCTTGTCGTCAACAAAGGCGCGGCGAATCAGGTCATTAATGCAAGAAACAGTCTTTCCAGCACGGTTTTCGGCGGTGGGCAACTAAACAGGCCCACCGCGTACTCCGATCATGAAAAGGTTTGAAGGCATCCCGTGGCGAATATGGGATGGTTATTTCTCTTACTGCTGCCATTTAATAACCGTTTGCAACGGCTTTTCCGCATCACCAGTTAGCTCAGTACGGGCCAGCTTGGGAATGTGGTATTCCACCACCGATTGAAACAACTCAAACGCTTTGGCAGGGTTTGGCTTTACGTCTTGGCTTGGGATTCCATGCGCCACCTCATCGAGCCATTCAGTGAGCCTGTGAGCGTTTGCATCAACGAATAGGGCTATGGCTTCCCTTGCTTGCGTTGTGGCCTTGTTGGGAGTTCCAGCGGGTCTGCCGTGCGGGTTATTCGTTTTCCCTTTGCGCGTTTGTTTTGGTTTGTTGTTTTCAACCATTCTCATATCCTCGGGTTAGCCTAAGATGCGCGAATTATATTAGGTTTTGTTATTTAGCGGGGTTGCCAACATTCTTTGCCCATCCAATCATCGGGGTGGAATCTGATTCGTTCTTTGCTTACTTGGCACACACCCTCTAAAAACCCGCCTTTGATCTTATCGTGGTGAACACGCATTAAGTTCTTACAGGTGTTGCAGTTGGCTTCGTTTTCATCAAACCAAACTTTGCTTTGCTTACGGGCTTCTTTTCCGTCTGTGTGGCATACGAAAGTCCCTGAGACGTTAGCCATGAGGGGGCCAAGCATTACAGCCTGGTTAATGGATACGGGTTTCTTTGAGAACTGGCACAGATAAACCTCGTTGCCTTGGTCGTCCGTGGCTATGGGTTTGTTCAGTACCTTCTTGTTCATTTGATTACTCGGTATCCAATGATGTCGCCAGAATGGCAAAAGTCAGTTTGCTCCCATAAAAAGGTTCCCGCCAAACCTGAGTATTTTTTTTGGTTTCGCACCAGAATCTCTACCAGCGTGGTTGCTTCCACCGGAATATCCCCACCAGGCCAAGGAATAAACCCGTGGATGGTCTTGGATTCATCCTTTACCTGCGTCTCAAGTTCGATCAGCTTTTCAATGTAGTGCTTGGCCTTCCTCAAGTCGTCAACGCCGCCTTTGTCTTTCCAGCGGGAAACGTATTTGACGATGTTGCCTTCAAAGTAGCCAAGGCCATTGGCCGCGATATAGCTCCAAGGCTGAATGGGCTTGTCTTTGTAGTGCCCACCTGCAATTTGTGTGTCGTTTGCGCTCATTTTGCTTCCTTGGCGATTGGCTGCTCAATGTTGAGTTTTTGCACGGTGTAACGGTATTTTTGTGCCTTGGCGTTCAACCGTTTAGCTTTGGCATTGGCGTTTTCTTTTGTATAGCAAATCTCATCAATCGTGAAAGATGTAAGCCAACCACGTTGGTAATACCGGTTAATACGCTCATGCTTCCTTAGAATCCAAATGCTCATAGTCTCTCCGTTTGTTGATTGACGGCCCGATAAAGCACGGTTTGCTGTTTGCCCACTGCCCCGTAGGGCGGTTGAGGTTGCAAGGTCGCTAACACCTTACCCGTCTGCTTTTAGTATAACAAAGTTTTGCGCTCTTGTGCACAATTATTGCCATTTTTTTAGCCTCTTGATCTTTTCGCTAAACACCTTCTTAAGCCGCTTAAGGTACTCAATAGAAAAATCGGCAAGTTGGTTCTGAGTTCTGAGCCAGTCCACCTTCTCGTTGCCTATCTTTTCCCGCAAGCGTGGTTCGTATTCCCCCAAATTCCCGCTTTTCCAGTTGTTGCAGATAGAGCAGCTTTTGTGAATGTTCCAAAGGTTGAAGCGGATAGCCGAAGCCGCGCCACGGCTGCGAAAGTGTGAAGCGTGCCATTGCCCATCCCACGATGCAGGCTTATCGCAACTCACACACCCCAAATGGGCATCACGCAAGCGAACGTATTTGTTCACCACAACTTGAGCTTCATCAGCCCATTCTTTGCGGGTTTTGAGCTTTTCCAGCTTTTCCCGCACCGCCTTTTTGTCCTGGCGGTCTTTTTCCTTAATCGTCTTTTGTGTCTTTTCCCTTGCTACTTTTAGGCTGCATGGGATAGAACAGAC